GTGCATTGTAAAAAGCGAAAGGGTCTTTCCGTCGACCTCGGTTCCAAAGCCGAGTTCGATAAAGTTGTAAATGTATGTGTACAAAAGATGTTACCCGCTAAATGGGCGTTACCGGAGGACTTCCTCTCGTATGCGCATTTCCAGCGGTGTGTTGCTCGATTAGAGTGGAACTCGTCACCGGGTTACCCATATTTTGCCCACGCACCGAACAACGGTCAGTTTTTTGGGGTTAAGGAAGGAAAACCTAACCCTGATCGCATGGCTGATGTTTGGAGTTTAGTTCAGGCACGATTGGTTGCACGGGATGCGGACCCCATTCGAGTTTTTGTGAAAGCAGAAGCACACACCGCCGCGAAAATCGCTGCGGGCCGGTACCGAATTATATCGTCGGTCTCAGTTGTTGATCAATTGATTGACCACATGTTGTTTGATTCTTTTAATGATACCATCGTTGCAAATAATGTGTATATTCCTGTTAAGGTTGGATGGGCACCATACAAGGGCGGTTGGAAGACAGTTCCCCCGCTAAAGGTCGCTACTGACAACAGTTCCCACGACCAATCCGTTAGGTTGTGGCAGTGTGAAGCTGCCCTGGCCATTCGTGAGGGGTTGTGTGTGAATCTGACTGACCAGTGGCGGGATTTGGCGGCATGGCGATACAACATGCTCTACCAGTCCCCTGTTATGGTTACTTCTGGTGGCTTGATATTCCGGCAGAGAAATCCCGGGATACAGAAGAGCGGGGCTGTCAACACGTTGGTTGATAATTCCCTAGTCATGCTCGCGATCCACGCGGCCGTGTCGATTAAGTTGGATGTGCCTTTACCACATTTGTGGCTTATGGGCGATGATGTGCTTATGGGGCGACCCATTGGCGTCACGCTCGAAGACTACGTAAGTGAGTTGAGAAAGCATTCGATTGTTAAGCACGTCCTGCCGGAGCGCGAGTTTGCTGGGTTCAAATTCGACGGGATGACAGTTGAGCCAATTTATGGTGAAAAACATTGTTATCGTTTGCTACATATGGATCCAGCTGACGAAGTCGATGTACTCGCGTCTTATGCGCTACTCTACCACCGTGTGGATTACGCGGACGATTTCAGGGCGATGCTAGCCAGCACCGACCTGCCTAGTCGAACGACGTGTGATTTCATATGGGACGGGGAAGAGTGATAACACGGATTGAGTATCTGTTGCTGCGGCCAAAGTGTCGTCGCTCAAGATGAACAAGG